ACATTAAAACTGGAAAACCTTGGCCTTGATCAACTCAGAGAACTTGAACGAATTGCTGAACTTGCAGCGGATCCGACAACTGATAGCAGCGAAGGATTTTAAACGATTCGTTAAGCATACCAAACCTGACTACCAGTTCTCCTGGCATCACAATCTGCTGATTGAGTACCTTCAAAAGTTCGCAGAAGGCAAAATTAGAAAGCTGATGGTCTTCATGCCGCCTCAACACGGTAAGTCTGAGCTGACATCGAGAAGATTACCTGCGTACTTGCTTGGCATCAATCCAAAGTTAAAGATTGTCGGTTGCTCATATTCTGCCGATTTAAGCCGAAGTTTTAACCGTGATGTGCAGCGCATTATGGATGATGATGTTTACATCGATGTTTTTCCAAACACCAGGCTAAACTCTTCCAATATCCGCACATCTGCAAAGGGTTCTTTCCTGCGCAATGCCGACATCTTTGAGATTGTCGAAAATGTTGGTTTCTATAAATCCGTTGGTGTTGGTGGTTCGCTTACAGGTACACCAGTTGACATTGGCATCATTGATGACCCTGTCAAAGATGTTGTTGAGGCCAACAGTATGACATACCGAGCAAGGGTTTGGGATTGGTACAATGGTGTTTTCTCTACTCGTCTGCACAATAACTCACAAGTATTGATTACTCAAACCCGATGGCACGAAGATGACTTGTCAGGCAGAATCTTAAAGCAGAAGGATGCACACGAGTGGACAGTCTTAACGCTTCCAGGCATCCTGATGACAGCAGACAAAAGGCAAGACGATCCGAGAAACATTGGTGAAGCATTATGGCCCGAAAGACACAGCCTTGAAAAACTGCAAAAGTTTCAAGACAATTCTCCGAGGTTGTTCCAAGCTATGTATCAGCAAGACCCGAAACCGTTCGAAGGTGGTTTGGTGTATCCGAAATGGAATGCGATTGATGAGGCTGAGTACAGGCAGATTGGCATTGAGCCTATTTACGGACTTGACTTTGGTTACAGCACCAGTCCTGCGGCATTCGTTGAGATTAAGTTGGATATGCTGACCCGAAAGATTTACATTAAGCAGCTTATTTACAAGCGAGGGATGGGGATTGATGAGTTAGGCAACGAGATAAACCGAACGATACAGACGAGCAGAGGCAAGATAATTGCTGATTCTGCCGATCCGATTTTGATTGACCATCTTAGAGGCAAGCATAGGCTGAACGTACACAAGGCTGACAAGGGTAAGGACAGTATTTCATACGGCATATCAGCTATCAATGAGTTTGAGTTGGTAGTTACCAAGGAAAGCAAAGATGTTGCCATTGAGCTTTCGAACTACCGATACAAGGAAGATGCTGATGGTAATCCATTGGATGAAGCGATAAAAGAATTTGACCATAGTTTGGATGCGATGCGCTATGCAGTAACATCTGTAATCTCAAAAAAGAATAACAAATTTATATTATTATGATTAACGCTAAGGATATGAAAACACATCTTGACCTGATGATTGGTGAGGTCGAAGATAAGACAGAAAAATGGAGCTTGCAGACAAGGCAGCTGCTCAATAACTTGGTTGCAGCTCGCAGGATATGTGAGCGCATCATCACAGACCAGTCCATCTTGGATAAGCAAGGTAAGGAATATTTTCAGCATTCCATACCAGCGGAGAAGAAACAGATTAAAATCAGCAAACCAAAAGCGAAATGATTGACATCAAGATTGAAGGCATCAAGTACCAACTGCCGAAACTGAGCGAGGTAAGCATCAGTCGCTTTGTTGATTATTTGGAGTTCATTGACGATTATGAACCTGAAGAAGACAATAAAGACTTGGTTGTTTGGTTGAACTATTACACTAAGCACATTGCCTTTTTTACTGGTGCTGAAGAGAAGCTGATACGGAAGTGCAAAGCTGAAGACATTGCAGGAGTTTACGCTGTGCATCAAAATTATTTGGCACCAGTTGAAAATACTACATTTAATTGCTTTGAATTATCGGGAGAAATATATTATCTTCCGCAGCGATTTATGCAAAACAGTACAATCGAGGACTTTGCAGAGGCGAATGAGTATGAGAAGCAGTTGGCTGATGTGATGAATGGGCAGTACAAAGCATTGCCAAAAGTAGCAGCAGTTCTCTGCCGAAAGGAGGGTGAGGGTTTTGATGATTACAAGGTTGAAGAGCGAGCCAAGTTATTTGAAAGTATGTTGAATGCCGATGATTTATTCCAGGTAGGTTTTTTTTTGCTGAGACAAAGCGAGAAATTGCAGAAAGATTTGCAAATCTATACGACGAGCCAGACGCTCGCAGCCTTAAAGCAGGTGTCAAAGATTTAATTGAACCTTACGGATGGTTTGCGACATTTGTAACCTTAGCAGGTGGTGACATACTGAAGATAAAAGAAGCTGCAAAGCTACCGTTGTACACGGCATTCGCCTTTCTAAGTCTTAAATCTGCACAGAATGAGTACGAATCAAATATGATGAAACAATGACAATAACACAACTATCCAACTTATTCAATCTGATTGTTCAGAACGATCCTGACTACCGTTTTTATCATTACGGATTCCCATCGGATATGAACATCAACATCGGGAACAACTACGATCCGTTATCTGATACAGGTCGTTTATTTCCTTATGTGTTATTGTTGCCTCCGATTTTAAACAGTCGGGCAATGGAAAGCAATACAGCTGCGATATTTGACACTTATCAGGTTGAGTTTCTGATTACAGATACTTATGCCTACGAGCAAGGAGTGCTGACCTACAAGATTGACACAACGATTGAGTTGGAGCAGACCTTGCAGATCCTTGCAAAGAAGCTGATTCAATATTTGTTGGACTATTCTGCGATATCGAATCCACCTTTTAATGTTGGTGATTATCGGATTGAGTTTGACCCATACCGATTCACGGCTGATACTCGCAGCGTTAGAGTTACATTGGATTTGGTTGTTCCTGCTATCTGTGATGACCAAAGCCTTGACATATCATTTTTACCTGTTGACCTTGAAGATATTGCCACAGCCGATGAAGAGAATACCCAAACATAGAACTTGCCCACAAATATATGGAAGCCAACGAACTACTGAACAATCTTGCGGAACTACTCAAAGAAGAGATGAGGCAGCAGTTAAAAATTGCGAACCACATAATGACAGGAGATTTAGTCGAAAGTATCGAGAGCCGAATACTGAGTACGATCGAAGGAAGAAAGATTGAGATTTGGTTGAACAGTTATGGCATAGCGTTAGACCAGGGTGTTCCTGCTGATAGGATTCCGTTCACAGAGCCATCGGGAAGAGGTGGAAGGAGTAAGTACATTGAAGGGTTGCAGAGATTTGCGCAATTGAAGTTAGGTGTTACGGATAATAGAAAGAGTTTAGGCATAGCGTTTGCGATTGCCCGAAAGCATAAGAAAGTCGGTATGCCAGTTAAGGGACCGACACAGTTTATTCAGAAGACTATTGATGCCACAGAAGAGGAAATTATGAAATTTGCAGAGGAGTGGTCAGCAGCAGTATTCGAAGCAAAGATTGATAAAATTATTGAAAACATAAGAAGAGCATAATGACAGAGAAAAGATTTTTACTGACACTCCTGAGCAGCACAGACAGCGAGACATTGACCAACGATTACCAAGATGCCATTGATTTGCAAGGTGGTGATCAGGTTGCATTCTCCTTGGCTGTTGCTGCCTATGTGAGTTTTATCGTACCTGCAACACTTGTATCTGCTTACAATGCAGCGAACCAAGCGAAGAAAGAAAAAATGGCTGAGATTTGTCAGCTCACGTTTGCGAGTGGTCAGGACTTTGACACTTATTACACTACGCTTTACAATGAAATATATCCGTAATGGCAGTCATAACATCACCGATCTATAATCCGACATCAGCATACAGGCCAGTAGTATGGCAAGTGATGTTTACTACCTTTCCGCCTGATGTGATTACCAACTGCAAGTTCACGATTACAACGGCAGGTGGTACGATTATCATTGCAGAGGGCAGAGTTGCACCGTATCAGTCAGTTCCGAGTTTAACACCGCCTGCATTGGAGTATTACTTTTAT